AAACTAATATAGATTTTACAACAGCTGTTTTTGCACTAGGCACTGTATAAAGTGTAGTAAGATCTGTTGTAGTTAAATCTGCTTTTTTATTTATAAAACTATTAGCCATTAATTTAAAAAGAAGTTTTGAGCTTCTACCTCATCTTTTAGTTCTTGTTGATATGTAGTATTTAATTTTACTATAATACCATCTATATCTCTTGTTTGTGCTTCAGCAACGGTATAGTCGTATTGCCTTGCAGGTCTTGTTAATACTTGTACTATCTTAGCCATTATCTACGTCCATCCGGTTGTGTGTCTAATCTAAAAGTTCCTAACTTCCAACTTTGAGATGACGATGTATTTTCTACTTTTAATGCAATGGCTCTAGCTCTTGCACGTGTGTCAACTTTTTGTGTAGATGTTGTAATATCAAACGGACCTAATGATGAACTTGCTGCTGTATCATTTGGAAAATTTCTTAAATTTAAAGTTACTCTAGTTGTACCTGTTTGAGATATAAAGTCTGGTATAAATCTTCTTATCTTCATTAAAAACTCTCCATCACCTCTAAACGTTGCAACACCTGTTACTTGCCCAGTTCCTTGTGCTCTTGCTTGTGTAATATCAAAATCTCCAGATAATATGTTTGCAGTTATTGCAGTTATAGTTCCGTTTCTATTTTGATCTGTCCCTGTTTCGTGTTCATAGTATGATGTTCTACCTTCAGTGTTTCCAACAACATCAAAAGACGTATCTGTAGCTGCATCATATTCTAGTGCATGAGGTAAACTAAATACAGCTGAATCTTGCCACATTGTTCTAGCAAGTGTGCCAACAGTCCATACAGGTCTTTGTGGTGATGAGTCAAAATAATTATATGAAACCATTTTGTTTACAACAGAAGATGTTGAACCAGGATAAAACCACATAACTTCACCAAACAAATTATTTAATCCAGCAGATATCATTTGGTTACCAGACTCTATGTTTATATCATCGTAAACATGATCCTCTACTAAACATGGTAGTGATTCTAATTTACCAGCATATCTAAAGAAACCATTCTCTGACATCCAATATGCAGCACCATCAACTTCTACACACGCGTTTTGTCCTGCAAGTCCACAGTTAGTTCCAACTTGTGAAAAGGCAAATGTAAAGGGTTGACCAACAAAACGTTGTGTAAATAAAGCTGTATCAGTCCAAACATAGATAGCATCTCTACCTCTAATAGCTCCTCTTATTTGTGATCCATCAGCTAATCTTTGTGTACCAGCAGTGTTGGTTGCTGTTGGTGTGTAAGTATTAATATTCTCTTGATCTGAGAATCTAATAAACATATCATCTTGAGTTGATGTATCTCCAATAGTTGTTTCTGTTCCAAAAAATACTAAGTGACGATCGGGTGTTGATACAACCATGTGTCTTGATGCAGTTGGTGCACCAGTTATAATTGTTGCTCTAGTGTCTGTTGCATTTGATAAACTAGAATCCCACTCAAATACAGCACTGTCGTGTATTAAACAAATTGCTTTGTCACCAAAATTATCTAGTGACCACATACCAGGTTCTAATACTAAGTCACCTGATGCTGCTTCACCCCATGCAACATAATCACTTGAATTAGTTACTGTAGCTCCATCACTGTGCGCTGCTCTAGTTGTTCCTCTAACAGCTCTAGTAATTCCTGTTAAATTATTTCCTGAAACACCAGTATAAGATATTTCTTCTGTGCCTACTAAAATAAAATTAGTTCCAGAATCTGGAAAGTTAGTAGTGCTTGTAAGTGTAATACTTGTTCCTGATCCTCCTGTTCCAAAAGCATTATCTCCAAGAGCTCCGTTTAATGTTGTTGTAATTGCAGAACCATCTTCTCCGCCCCAAGATCCAAGACCCCAACCAAAACCTTTTTGTTGAACAGCTGAACCCACAGTGTAGTAATGTTGAACTCTAATACCACCAGATGTAGTTGCACCAGATCCACTTTCATTTGACGGCATTGTAATTGTAATAGTTGTGGTTGTTGGCACAGATGTCACCATAAATTTTTTATTATTAAAATCAGATGCGCCAAAGTTAGATCCTGTAATTGTAGTAAAGTTATCTAATAAAATAATATCTTGAGGATTAATACCATGACCTGTTGAAAAAGTTATTGTAACAGTTGATGATCCGTTAGTCGTGGTAAATGCACTTGTAAGAGTTGTTGTAGTTTTAATTGGATGTATGTCATAAAATACACCTCCAGAGTATGCATATAAAATTCTGTTTGTGCCTATAATAGCGTATCTTCTACCTAAACTATTGACATAGTGATGAAGTCCACGACCTGCACCAGTTAATTCGTTTTCATTAACGTTACCTAATTGATTCCAACCACCTATTTTTTCTGGTGACCCATATCTAAATCTAACATTATCACAATCTACCCACTGCCCTTCGGCACCCGTAGGTGTAATTTGTTTGTTAATACCGGGCTGAAAACCTATTTTTTGTAGCATAACTATTTAATATATAGGGTTTTTGATTAACTGTCATCTTTTAAAAAAATGGGAGAAACAAACAAAAACTATTGAGCTACGTATTCAGAACCGTTCCAATCGTACAAGCCATCGTTTGGACCTCTTGCTACCCAACCTTTAGTATTATCTGCTTGGTAAGCACTTTCATCCCAATATCTTTCATAAAAATATTCTTGATCACTACCATCTTCAGTATAAGGAACAGGAGGAGGTGTAGTTATTGGTGGTTGCCATTGATAATTATCGTCTAAAGACCATGAAGCAAATGGTTGTGGTTTAAGAAAAGCATTTTTATCAAAATCAAAAACATATTTTACACCAGCAAAATTAACTCTAAAATTTTTATTATAAGAAGTCTGCTTCCATGTTCCACCACCAAAAAAGTTTTCACACCATTGTTCACCATCAGGTGCCATATCTGAGGAAACAACATCATTACCTACTACAACAACTCTTTGAACAATCCATTGTGTGTCTGTGGTAATTCCTGTAGGATCAGTTTCCTGTTTTATTTCTGCAAAATGTGCCATAGTAATTACTATATATTATTTTTTAGGTAATTTAAACCCTTTATAAAAAGATGGCAACCCAATAAATGGTCTTTTATCAAATTCATTTTCTTTAGCCATTTTACTACCTTTTTTATTATAGTGTAAAAAAACTTGACCACAATTTTGACCTTTAAATTCTTCTCGCCAATGTTCTAATTCGCAACCAGAATACACTAACATATCCCCTGGTTTAAGTTCAATTTTTATACCTGCTTGACCAAACTTACTTGTTGGATCTAAGTATATGGGCCATGAATCTCCACCCAAATTTAAAGTGGTTGATATTTCGCAGCTAAACCTATCTTTATGCCTAGCTAACACATCTCCATTTTTGTATATTCTAGCGTAAGAATAAGTAGGAGATAATTTTAATTTTGTTTCTTTTTCCATAACAGGTTTTAAATTTTGTAATAAAGTTTCCATAGCAATATCTCCATAGTGAGAATAAGTATTAGGAACTTGATCATCGTTCCATCTTCCAAAATAATCTGTAAAAGGAGATATAAATCTTGTTTCATATAAAGCTTTTGCAACCTTTCTTTTTAATGAAAAATAATCATAAATAAAATTTGTTAATTCTTTTGATATGACTTGTCTTATGACAATATATTTATTTTTTTTGAAAGACATTTATTACTCCTTTTGGTATTGCCTGACAGTTCCAGTGTATAAATCTAAACGGTTCTTTACCTAAATCAACAGTATATTGATGAGGTAAGTAAGACGGAAAAAATATCATTCTTCCTGGTTTAACATCATACACTATTTGTGAACTAGCGTGTGTTACTTTTGTATTATCTTTTTGTGGTAAAAGATTCATTAAATTACCTGGTCTTGGATCTTCAAAAACTGGAGTTGATGTTTTTTTACTAGCTTTTAAAAAATAAAAACCTGACATATGCCCATTCCAATGTGTGTGTAACGAATGATGGCCACCACCTTTTTTTGCAAATTCTTGCACCCAAAATTCAGTTAAAAATAATTGATAATTAGTTAAATCAAAACCCATTTCATTTAATAAATTATTACACGTCTTTAAAACATAAGATTGAAGATCAACAAAATTATTATCGCCAATTAAAGTTGTTGAATGAAATACTTCACCTATATCATTTTTTATATTTTTTTTATTTTGTTTTGATTTTTTAATATATGGATCAGAATATTTATTTAGTTCAGAAACAAAACTAGGACAATCTGCATACCAAATAGGGCATTGAAAATAATTTTCTAAATGTACGTTTAATGGAAAAGTCATTTGAAAGGATATCCTAAATTCCATATTACCAAACTATATCTTGAACCTTTCTTAACAGGACAAACTCTATGCCAAACAAAAGATGGAAATACTACCAAAGAACCTTTTGGTAAAATTTCTGTACACTTTTGAATGCTGGGTTTTTTATCTGGGTCTTTGTTTCTAAAATCAAATTCTAACTCACCACCTTTATAGTCTTTAGGATCAGAGAGAGATACAGTCACAGAAAGTTTTCTAATTTTGCCATTAGTGTTTGTATTATTATTTTGATAAGGTGCATTCCAACTATCACAATGCCAATCATAATATTGACCTTTTTCATATTTTGTAAACTGACATGATTCAGAAAAATCCCATTCAAAATTCCAACCTGCATTTATATTTGCGCTATGAATATAAGGTCTAATTTCTTTATAAACCCAAAGATCTGTTATCCAAGCAATATTTGAATCTCTTTTAGATTTTAAATCTTTAACCTGTTCTTTATTTAAAGTTTTATTTTTTTCAAAACCACCAGTAAGAGCCATTTGATCTTTTATTGATTTTCCATATTTGACTATATCGTCACAAATTCTAGCGGGTATAGCTTCTTTAAAATACCAATAATAATGTTCTAAGTTCATATTTCTTTATATATATTTTATATAGCATTTTTATTTAAATAGTCAAATCCCATAATTAAAACTAATACTTATTCTATGTTTATTTTTATTTAAATTAGGTTCTACAAAATGATCTAGATAAGCAGGAAACAAAGCACAGGTATTTTCTGACGCAGGCACTGTGTGTCTAATACTAGTAAAACAATTATGTTTATGCACTTTACTTTCGTATAGTGAAGTTTTTAATTGATTACTGTCTACAAAAATAATGTTACCACAATTTTTAGGAGTAGTTATATAAAATACACCTGATACAAGAGTATTAGTAAATTCAGCATGGTTGTGTAATTTATTAGAGCTACCAAATTTATTTACGTTATACCAATAATTTTGTAGTTTTAAATTATACTTTAATGGTAACTGTTTTTGAACTTTATCAACAGATTCATTTATTTTTTTAAATATACCCTCATTGAAAGAATTAACTTTAACAAAACTATCACTTTGCCAACCACCATAATTACTTATTACACGACCTTTTTTATCTTCTTTCATAGTTTGTAATATATGTTTTTTAAATTTTAATAAATTAAAATTATATTTTTCTGTATATAGGTAAGATGAAAAAATTATTTCAAACATTTTATATTTTAAAATTAAAATTAATTACACACCTAACTTGTGATTTTACAGGAAAACCAGCAGAATGTTTTAACGCTCCATTAAACAAAACCATACGACCGGCTTTAGGTTTTATTAATTTAAACAATTTATTTTTTTTAAAAATTCTAGTGTCTCCATCACAATCATTAACATAATAAATTCCAACCATATGTTTTTCATCTTGATCTACATGAGGAGATGAATGATAATTTTTATTTATCAATACATTATTAGTTTGTAGGTTTGTTTTAACTCTTAGAACTTTAATATTTTTTATTTTAAAAAAATCTACAATTCTTTTTATAATAGTTTCAGCTATTGAAAATTTATTAGATATGTTTCCATCATGCAAAAAAGTATGAACAAATTTAGTATATTCTCTTACATTTTTAATTTTTAAAGCTTTTTCATATGTTTTTATATCTACTGAATAAAATTTATCTTGTTTATCTCTAGTTTGAATAAGGTACCAAGGAAAATAAGGATCAAAAATATTTTCTTTAATAGATTTTATTTCTTCACCATTAAGAAGATTATCGTAAACTAAAACTTTGTTTTTCTTTATACTTTCAAATAACATTAACTGTATTGCTTATGCAATAGTCAATGTACCAGATACTGTAAAAGTTGCAACCTTATCATTTGTTGGTCCTACACACCCTGAAACAGAATTAGTACAAGGGGCAACTGATATATTAGTTGTTCCGGGAACTCTAACAACAACGATTCCTGAACCGCCAGCCACAGAATTTCCAGCTGCAAGGTCATTATTTCCACCTCCGCCACCGCCTCTATTGGCATCAGCTGCGTGTGCAGCTCCACTTGGCGAAGCTCCTTGTGCTGCACCAAAATTTAAACCTCCGCCTGTTTGACGTGTGTTGTGTGCGCTACCTCCACCACCACCTCCAGCGAGAGCCATAGGTGATCCTGTAATACAAGTTGTAATTCCATTTCCTCCAACAACCATTTGAATGCCTGCTCCATTTGGTCCTTTTTGAGAAGCACCTCCGCCACCTGCTGGTCCATCGAATGTATGAGGTGGTCCAGGTTGAGAACCGCCACCATTAGTTCCTTGTGGAGGACTTGTAGGTGGTGTGTTACCTTTAGCAATTGCAGGACCGCATGAAATACAACTAAGACCATATCTAGCTCCACCTCCTGATCCGCCAGGTTGTCCCGCAGCACCAGGTGCTGGTGGACTAAGAGGCGAACAGTTATTCATACCTCCAGCTGATCCACCTCCAGTTGCAGTGATTGTTGAAAAAACTGAATTACCGCCTTGAGAATCTACTGCCCCGCCAGCGCCCACTGTTATACTGTGAGTTCCTCCCTCTAATGTTATTTTTGAATCTGCATCTAATGGTGTATCAAAGGATATCCGAACTCCGCCAGCTCCTCCGCCTGCGCCTTGGCCCATGTCTCCTCCTCCGCCACCACCAGCGCAAACTAAATAACTACAATCAACGGGTGAAACAGTGCTTCCTCCGCCAAAACCTAATATTTGATAACCAAAAGATTTATGTTTTTGTGCTCTAATTAATGTTCTTTTTTTATTGGAACCCTCTCCTGTTTGAGGGACAAAATTTAATTTATCATCCTTCATAATCTGCTCCTATTACGCGTCGTTAGCAGCATCAGTAGTAAAGAATAGTTTAATACCTAATAGTTTTGCATCAGCTGTTAAATCATCTGCAGATACATCTCTAGATATTTGAAAAAATACATACTCATCTGTACTAGGTGAGCCTGCTATTGTGACTGCTCCACTTTCTGCTGTTACTGCTAAATCGTTTGATGTACCACTCATTGCTTTGGCTGTAGGTGCAACTGCAGTACCAAATGCAGTGTTTAAATCT